GATACGTTACCAGACTTACGTCACGGTTCTACACAAGTATTAATTAAACCAGAGATTGCAAGGTATGAAGACATCTAAGTGGACTAGATGGGTATTACTAGATTGGGATGGTTCTATCATAAGATGGTTTGACTATCCCGCTAGTGGTACTGTGTTGTACAAAGAACCTAAGATTGATTTAACTACATTTGAGGAGTGTTTATTTTGAGTTTATTAGAAGAGATTTTAAAAGTAAGACCTGATTTGACATCAGAAGATGTTTACGATATAATAGATTTGATACCACAAGGTTCAGATATTTTAGAAGAAGTAAATAAATTTTATCCACTTAACCAAAGGACTGGCGATTGCGCAGCTTAATACTAGATGTTGAAACAACTATTAGTAACAAAGGGAATCCTTTTGATGAGACTAATAAGCTTTGTTATATTGGGCTTCTTGATACTGATGCTAGTACGTATAGTATCGAGTATGATGACCAGCCTTATCGAACTCGTTTGGAAGAAGTACAAGCCAAGATTGATGAGGCAGATGTGTTGGTTGGTTTTAATATTAAATTTGATTTGCATTGGATACGGAAGTATGGAATTAATATTGTGGGTAAACGTGTTTGGGATTGTCAGTTGGTACATTTTATACTTACGGGCCAACAACATCCCTATCCAAGTCTCAATGGTGTCTCTGCTTACTATGATCTGGGTAGTAAACTTGACATTATTGCTGATGATTATTGGAAGAACGGCATAGATACAGACAAAATACCAAGGGACTTACTTGAAGATTATCTTAAACAAGATTTGCTTTTAACGCAAAAAGTATATGAGAAACAAATGGAAGAATTTGCGTCATCCGCAAAGAACATGCAAAGACTTATTAGCTTGCATAACCAAGACTTAGTTATATTAGAGGAGATGGAATTTAATGGACTTTTATTTGATGAGAATAGCAGTACTATTTTGGCTGGTGAACTTGAAGAACAAATTGCGGTCATTGACAAAATCCTTATGGAGTATCATGACCTTGTGGAGTTTAATCCTAATAGCACGGAGCATGTATCTTCTCTTCTTTATGGCGGGACTATTAAAGTCAAGCGTAGAGAAGCTATCGGGGTATTTAAAACAGGCGAAAGAAAAGGACAAACAAAAGAAAGGTGGGCAGAACATGAAATAAAATTCCCTAGACTTATCAATCCTATTAAAGGATCTGAGTTAACTAAAGAAGGTTTCTTCTCAACAGATGACCAAACCTTAAAGTCTTTAAAGACTAGAAGTAGGTATGCTAAAGATCTAGTTGAAGTATTATTAAAACGTGCTACACTAGAGAAACGATTGACAGCATATTATAAAGGACTGGTTGATTTAAGAAAGGAGATGAACTGGCATGAAGGAAGATTACACGGACAGCTTAATCAATGTGTGGCTAGAACAGGTAGACTTAGTTCAAGTAAACCAAACCTACAAAACTTTGATGGCGAAATTAAAACATTATTCGGGAGTAGATATGAGTAAAGATTATGTGCAAGAGTTTAACGAACAAGGTGCTGAACAAGCATTTGAACAAATCAAAGTAGCAGAAAAACAAAAGGAATGTGATGCTCTTACAAGCGGATGCAAAGGCTCTTGAGTGGGTATGTGCAACTTATCTTTCACAAGACCAAGTAGCTATACAGGAGATACGAGATGGAACTGATCAACACAGCGATAATCAACTTCGTTTTGGGCTTCCTTCTCGCCTCATTGCTAAGACGTTTGTCTTTAGGCTTATCTATGGCGGTTCTGCTTATAGTTATGCTAACGACACTAATTTCACAGATGTAAGTAATAGTGAATCGTTTTGGCAAAATGTTATTGACGAGTTCTATAGTAAGTATAAAGGACTCGGTCAATGGCATAAAACTATAGTAGCAACTGCTATGAAAGATAGAAAGATAACGATGCCAACAGGTAGAGTTTATAACTATGAGCCAGAAGTAAAGTATGGCAAAGTCAAGTGGCCACGTACTAAGATCCTTAACTATCCAGTTCAGGGTCTTGGTGCCGACTTGATGGCAATAGCAAGAGTATCTTTAGCTAATAGGCTTAAAGGTATGGAAAAAGTCAAGCTTATCAATACTGTACATGATTCTATTATAGTTGACTTTGATTCTAAAGTATGCGATAATATTAGTATAGTAAAGATTGTTGATCAATGTTTTACGGATATTCCAACAAACTTTAAGAAATTGTTTGGAGTAGAATTTAACCTTCCCATGAGGGTCGAGTGTCAAGTAGGACCTAATTGGGGTAACATGGAGATAGTGAATGTTAATTAATATTGTAGACGTAGGTGCACCAAATACACATGCAGCAAAGAATGGTAGATCATATCAATCTATTGAAGTAACTTACAAAGATGAGCAAGGTCAAGTAAAGAATAAGAAGATCATGTCATTTAGTAATCCTTCTGTATTTAATCACATTAAGGGTTTAGCTAAAGGTGATCAAATTAATCTAAGAACAGAAAAGGATGCAAATGGTTATTGGCAATGGACAGGTATTGGTGGAGAAGCACAAGCAACAGCAACCGAAGCTAAGCCTGCAACAGGTGGCAGAGTTACAGGAAGTAACTACGAAACCAAAGAAGAACGTGCAGCTAGACAAGTCTATATCATTCGTCAGAGCAGTCTTTCCACTGCGGTAGATCTATTAGGTCAAGGCTCTAAAGTAGCTGATGTTATTGCAACTGCTAAAGAGTTTGAAGCTTATGTGTTTGCTAAAGAAGCTAACCCAACTAAAGAGGTTAACTTTGATGATTTAGAGGATGACATTCCAGTATAATGAAAGCACTTATAGATGCTGATATTGTAGCTTACAGGGTTGCCTGTACGTGTCAAGAAGACGATGCTCAAGACTTTGTATTTGCTAGGGCAGAGGATCTAGTAGATTCTATTCTAGTTAATACTGAAGCTGAAGAGTATCGTCTCTTCCTTACTGGTAAAGATAACTTTAGGTATACAATATATCCTGAATATAAAGCTCATAGACCTAAGGAGAAACCCTTTTGGTTAGAAGCTTGCAGGCAGTATCTTATTGCTACCTTTAATGCTGAAGTTATAGATGGGCAAGAAGCTGATGATGCTATGGGGATCAATCAAACAGAAGATACTGTTATATGTTCTATTGATAAAGATTTGCTTATGATCCCTGGGCGTCATTATAACTTTGTTAAAGATGAGTACATGGAGATCTCTCCACAAACAGCTATAAGAAACTTTTACATGCAGTGTTTAACTGGGGACAGATCTGATAATATCAAGGGCATAGAAAAAGTAGGGCCTAAGAAAGCTGAAAAGATATTAGAAGGTTGTGTTACTGAGAAACAAATGTTTGATGCTGTAAGAGAAGCTTATAGTAATGATGAAGAGTTTATAATGAATGGTCGAGTCCTATGGATTAGACGTAAAGAAAACGAAGACTGGAAGGATAGATTCAATGCCCTCGTTCAAGAGCAAGTTGGAGGAACAAGTTTGGACAATACTGAAGAAGGAATACCCGTCAGTTAAATACGAACCAGACAAGTTCAAGTATATACAACCTGAGAAAGAACGGACTTATATTCCAGACTTTAAAACAGGGCGTAGAAAGATTTACCTAGAAGCAAAAGGAAAGTTAGATTTAGATACAAGACAAAAGATGATATGGTTTAGGGACTCACATCCTGATACCACTGTCATCTTCTTGTTTATGAATCCTAACAATAAACTTAACAAGAAAAGTAAGACTACCTATTCCAAATGGGCTGAAGACAATGGATTCCTTTGGTTAGACTTTAGAAAGGATTGGTTAAATGATTATAAGCAATTGTGTACAAAACAGTGATGGGTCTTTGGACTTTGATTTCCATGTCGATGCTAATGAAGCTTCATTCCTAATGGACTTAGCTATTAAGGAATTGGTAAGACGTGGTGTATTTAGTATTGCAACAGATCAAGCTCAACAAGAGCTAGACTTATTTAAAGAAGAAGGAGGACAAGTACAATGAGTAAAGGTAACTCACCTGCTTTCCCATGCCAGGATAGCAACAAGAATATTTATACAGGTATGAACCTAAGAGACTACTTTGCATTAGAAGCTATGCATGGTTTATTAGAAGCAGACCATGTTAAACGTGATGACATTCCAGCGGAAGCTTATAGAATTGCTGACATGATGTTAGATGAAAGACAGGAGTACAAATGATTCTAATTATTCTTGCAGGATTATTACTACTATCATC